TTACATAAGCTTCAATACACCAAAATTGGGGGCAAAGAATACAATATAGTTGTCTACTGTTGTGTGAGTTCCATACTTAGTGGCGTAGTAGTTGATAGCGTCGTTTAGAAATTCCTCAGTCACACCTAAGTAATCAGCCATCTCTGATAAGTTTTGACAGCTTTTTTCGTATGCTTTTACCAGACCCATTAAACCAACCATTTTATTATATGCCCATAATCTGGCTCGTTGTTCTTGCTTTCGATTACTGACTTGATTAAAGTCAATTATATTTCCATAAGAGGTGTGATAATGCCCTAATTCTTCAGCAAGGACACATGTCTTTTGTGTTGTAGTAGGGATAGTACTTCTTATCGCAACTCGGTTTCTTTTAATTCGTCCGTCACTAGCTTTTAATGGTTTTTCTTTTATTGTTAGACCGAGGTCTGTAGTTTCTTGTATTAATTCTTCGTATTTATTCATATAATCACCTTTAATTTTCTAAAGTCGATGAAATAGCTAATTAATCTAGTTTTGCGAGGAGCATATAAATGGTTTGTGATTAGTTTCTTAGTTCCAAGTTCTAGAAATCATCGCCATCCATGATATCATCGTCAAATTCTCTCATATCATCAGTTATTGTTATATCTGTCCGCTCGTGGGCAGCGCTTAATTCGGCTTGTGGGAATAATGTAACGCCGGCTTTGTTTGAATTGGCAAAACGCTCATACTCTTTATCCAATACCATATCAACCATTTCTCTACCAGTGGAGCTAAGCTCTCTATATTTTTTGAGTAAGTCTTGCTCCTTTAGTGTCATGGCAAGAGAGTCTAGTTTTTTGAAAAAATAATTGGGCGAAACAGTTAATGTAGAACAGATCTTTTCTAATGTGTCAATATCGGGCTTTGCAATCCCCTTTTCCCAGTTACTTATCGTAGTATTTCCCACCCCGAGTCTGTTCCCTAGCTCTACTTGGTTTAATTTCATAGCCTTTCTAGCTTCTTTAAGTTTATCACCAAACATTTCACACCTCCATCTAACTTGGATTATACAGCATAAATTCAGAAGAATCAATTTTAAAATCCAATATAATTGAAAAATAATTAAAAAAATACTTGACATTCCAATATGTTTGGAATATAATGAGACTAAGTTCAAAATAAATGGAATAAAAAAGGAGTGAATGCATGGTGGTTGGATAAAGAGTGAAATTATTTCTCGTGAAAACAAAGTCAGTCAAAAAGATGGGCGTCAAGTAAGGATAATGTAGAGTATAGCGGATTGGTGAAAAGGTATCACATTGGTTTCCTTAGCCAAAATTCTCTGTTCAAATCAGAGGTCCGCAATTAGAAAAGGAGAGGAAAAGCGAGAAGTTATGTCCGAAATGACATAAAACTAACTAATAAATGTAATGGCTTGGGCGTTGAATGAGCTGGGACGGAGGAGAAATGAGCAGTAGAATAGCAAAAGAATTGACAGAAATAAAAATCCTTATGAATTTACAACTATTTGCAGACGATAGCGGCAAAGATGACGGTAGCGGCGGTAATGACAGTAAAGAGAAGCAGCAATCAACTTTTGATGAATTGTTGAAAAAGGGGCATCAATCAGAGTTCGACCGTAGACTTCAAAAGTCAATTCAAACAGCATTATCTAATGAAAGAAAACGTTTGAATATGTTGTCTGATGATAAGATAAGCGAGGTTGAAAGGATGGCTAAAATGAATGCGCAGGAATGTGCAGAGTATGAGCGCGATAAGGCTTTAAAGAAGCTGCGTGAACTTGAAAGAGAAATTTGGCTAGCTGGCATGGTGAAGACCGCAAAGGGGATGTTAGGAGAGTTAGGCGTGAAAATTCCAGACGAATTAGTAGCAGCTTTTGTGGTAGAAGATGTAGAGCAAACCAAAATGAATATTGCTGAATTTGCAATAGCATTTACAAATGCAGTCAAGCAGGTATCAAAAGCGGTGCCAAAGGATGAAATATCAAAGCTAGTGAAGGTATAGAATCAGACTTCCTTAGGATGGGAAGCACGATACCAAAAGGCACACTAGAGGAATTGAGAGGTAAGTAATGTTACAAAAATTAAGTTTGATTGACCTAGTAAAAGGTGTAAAAACTAAGCTGGAAGAAAAAACGGATACCCCTTGTTATGATGAATGGCCAGCGAACGAATCGGCACCACTTTACTATATAGAAGCAGTAAATAAGCTTTCGGCGAACACGAAGACGATGTTTTCTGATGTGTGTACCATATTGATACATATTATTAGTGAAGAGGAGCAAAAGAATGTACAAGCCTATAGTCTAATACAAAGGGCAGAAGAAGCACTAACAGAAGATATCAATTTACCAGAAGGATTTGAATTGATTTCACAAGTAAGTCAAGGCATCATTTCGGATAAGAAAGATGAAGATGGCGAGGAACACGTAGTTATAGTTTATGATTTTAAGGTAAGCTATGGATTTAAGATGAAAATATAGGAGGAAATGAAGATGGCAGAACATGGATATGGTGATTTTGATGCAGTAGCAACAAAGGCAGTAGCAGGTAAGGATATTTTATTACAAATTTGGAACGCAGATGGAAGTGAGTTGATGGCGATTGCAGGACAGCAAGGATTAACTATTAATCGCTCAGCAGACAGTATTGAAGTGTCAACAAAAGACACAGAAGGTGGTTGGAAGTCTAAGTTGCCAGGAATGAAAGAGTGGTCTATTGATAACGATGGATTATATGTAGCTAGTGATGAATCACACAAAGCACTTGGTGTGGCTTTTAACAAGGGTGAACTGGTTTGTGTAAAGGTTATTAACAATAAAACCAAAGCAGATATGTTTGGTGGCTTAGCAGCAATCACAGACTATTCACTAGAAGCACCTTTTGATGATGCAATGACGTATTCTATCACATTAGATGGAACAGGAGCGCTAACTGATTTGAGTGAAAGCGTATAAGGAGGAGAAAAATGCGATTTGAAATTGAAGGACGAGAATATGAATTGAAATACAACCTTAAAAGAGTGAAGATGATTGAGGCGGCTATAGGAGAATCTTTGTTAGGGGTGATGGTAAAAACCAATGGGTGCTTATCATTACAACAACTAGAAACCTGTGCTTCAATGGCACTAAGAGAGGTGGAAGGAAATTCATTTGTTGCACAGGGAAAAGGACGAGAATTTGTTGAAGTACTTATTGAAAATGAAGGTTACACAAAAGTTCTAGAAATTGTATTAGAAGCAATCCAGAGGGACTGTCCTTTTTTCTTCCAGAACGCCTAATTGCATTTGAGTATCTAGGAAGTGGTGACAAAATAGACCATGAGTATGAGCGGTTGGCAAAGGATTACCAACATGAGATAGACTTTGCTTTTTTTGTCACTAACTTCCATTATGCTAAGGCAGATTACGAAGCCTTAACTCCGAAGGAAAAGGCTTTTATATACAAGGCGTGGGAGAATAAATTAGTGGCAGATACTAGCCATATTGCAAATGCGGTTAATAATGCCGTAAGCAATGCATTAAGAAAAAAAGGGAAAAGAGCTGTTCCGCTTTGGAAGAAGAAACAGCGTAGGCACAATGTTGAAAGAATCCGCGATACTTATAAGGAAGTACGTATGGCAGAGGATAAAAAAGGCACAGCTTGGGTTGAGAGAATTTACAAAGCTAATGGCATGAAAAGGAAGTGATTAAAGGTCTAATGATTATATAACAGTAAATATAGAAGGTGATACAAGCGGTTTGGAAAAGTCATTTTCAAATGCTCAAAAGTCACTGGAAGGGGTACAAAAAAAGTTTGAAGGTATTGGCGACAAAATGAAAACAGTCGGAGGCAGTATTAGTGACTTTGGAAGTGGTATAGTTTCAACTGCCAATGCAGCTGGCGACACAATGGCTGAATTTCAAAAAGTTAGTGAAACAATAACTAAGCTTCGCGAAAATTATCAAGCTGGTGGATTTGATTTGGCTGTTGTTGGATTTGAACCAGCCGTTGAAAGCGTTGGAAAGCTGGTAGAAGGATTTAGCGGATTATCCGAGGGTGTTGGTGGTGTAATGGGAGGGTTGTCTCAGTTAGGCCCAGCAGTAACATCACCAATGGGGTTAATTATAGCGGCAGTCTTGGCATTAGTAGGAGCATTTGCCTATTTAATGACAACTAACTCGGATTTTAGAGAAGGAATAATGTCGTCATTTCAGACTGTTACAGCAGCAGTGATGCCAGTTATTCAATCTTTGATGGATGCTTTTCTACAAATCGGCGGGGCACTGATGGATGTGGTTACGACTTTGTTGAATGCACTTGCTCCAGCCTTTATGGCGATTGTGGAGTGTGTTGCCCAGGTGATAGCAGCAGTAATGCCATTTATTAGTCAATTAATAGATATGCTGGTTCCTATAATCTTACAAGTAATTGATGTGATAACTACGATAGTTGAGGCAGTTGCACCAGCAATAGTTGCGATTATTAATGTGATATCATCGGTAATTCAAGAACTGATGCCAGTAATCACGAGTATTATCGGCGTAGTAATGGAAGTGGTGGCAGCAGTAATAGGAGCGATATCGCCAATAATTAGTTTTATTAAGGAAATCATCATTGCCATAATGGCAATCATTACACCTATTATAGCTTATATAGGTGATGTTATCAGAGCAATCGTTGCGGTTATTCAACCTATTATCCAGATAATATCGTCAATAATATCAACTATTGTATCGGTAATTAAGGGGATAATTGCAGCAGTTACAGAGATATTCTCAACAGTGTTTAATGTAGTGTCAGATGTCTTTAATAGAATATCCAGTTTCATTGGAAGTGTAATAAATACAATGAGTAGTGTGGTGCGAGCTTGGGGCGACTTTTTTGCAAGTATCTTCAATGGAATATATACAGTTGTTAGTGGGATGATGGATAAGGTGAAAAGTATCTTTGTGGCGGTGTTTGATGGCATTAAATCAGCGTGGAGTGGATTGACTGGTTTTGTTGGTGGTATCTTTAGCGGGATAAGCAATGCCGTATCAACAGTGGTTGATAAAATAAAAGGCGTTGTAAATTTTGTTTTAAAAGGAATAAACTCGGCTATTGGATTAATAAATTTGATACCAGGGGTGAAAATAGGAGAAATTCAATATCTAGCACAAGGCACGGATAATTGGCAAGGTGGATTTGCTCGTATTAATGAAGGTGGACGTGGAGAATTAGTACATTTACCTGGTGGTACACAAGTGATTCCACATGATGTTTCGATGAAGTATGCAAGAGAGGCAGCGAAGAGTAATCATGCCAGTGGTGGCGGACAAGCAATTGACTACGACCGGTTGATAGGCGGGCTTGCGATGGCAATGAGTAATATCAAGGTACAGAGTATGACAACACTTGATGGCAAAGTTCTTGCTAATCAGACAACCCCATTAATTGATAAAAATATGGGGAATGTACAAAGAATGAAAGAGAGATATGCGTGATGAGTGGAATATTTATAGGAGATAAGCATACAGAAAAAGACTGGGGGCTAATATGGGTGGATTTGGATATCCCTGCTCCTGAAATTAAGACATACACCTTTGAAGTGCCTGGAGCAAATGGAATCATCGATGTGACAGAAGGGATGGGCGGTGTGAAATATAGAAATCGCCCACTACTATTTAAGTTTATTAACAAGGATATGAGCATGGCTGATTGGCATACTTTAATTTCCCAAATGACAAATGCTTATCATGGTCAAGTGAAGGAAATTATGTTAGATAATGACCCTGACTTTTTTTGGAAAGGGCGAGTGGCGGTCAATAGCACAAAGGAAGACCAAGTGCATAGTGCAATAACAATAGCAGTTGATGCCAAACCATATAAATACGATTTGCTAGAATCGACGGATGATTGGTTGTGGGGGTCGTTTAATTTTAGAACGGGCATTATCCGAAATTACTCTAACTTAGTGATTGACCAAGCAACGACATTAGCGATTTTGGGAACAGATAAAGACGTTACACCGACAATTATTTGCAGTAAAGCAATGACACTTGTCTTTGAAGGGCAAACTTATGCTCTTAGGATGGGTGAAAATAGAAATTACGATATCGTCTTAAAAAGTGGTGTTAATCAAATGAATTTCACAGTATCAGGAAGTGGTACGGTGTCAATTCGGTTTAGAGGGGTGAGTCTGTAATGTATGTATTAAAAACAAAGGATGATTTAATATATTCAGCAACACATGATGAATTAGCAATGTTGGATATAAAGGTAGCAATTGAATTGAATAAAACGGGAACGCTTGAGTTTCGAGTGCCGCCAACACACCAGTTTTATGAAGCGATAAAAAAGGTTGAAACGGATGTTTACTTATACGAAGATGATGTATTGCTGTGGAAATTTAGAGTTTTGAATGATGAATTGGATTTTGCCAATTTTAAAAATGTCATTTGTGAGGGACAGCTGAGCTATCTATTAGACACCATTCAGCGACCATACGAGTTTCACGGCGGGATAAGTGATTTATTTGCGAAGTTTTTAGCTGTTCATAATAGTCAAGTGGAAGAGCGAAAGCGGTTTAAGTTAGGAATTGTTAATGTAAATGACACAGCTGGTGTTATCAATCGTTATAGCGAAACGACAACAAAAACGCTTGAGGATATTAATGAGAAACTACTTAAAACCCATGGTGGATATCTTAGGGTGAGGTATGAAGATGATGGAAATTACTTGGATTATCTTGAGGATTATAACAGGATTAGTAGCCAAGAAATCTGCTTCGGCAAAAATTTACTTGATATTACTCGTTTTATTAAGGGTGAGAATATAAGAACGGCAATTATTCCTTTAGGTGCAGAAACAGATGAAGAAGGAATTAACGGTGTCAAAAAAAGAATAGACATAACTTCAGTTAATGGTGGGAGTGATTATATTTTTGACCAAGAGGCGGTTAACTTATTTGGCTGGATTTGGGATACTGTTGAATTTGATGATATAACACAAGCTAGTAGTCTAAAGAGCAGAGGCATGGCCTATTTACGGGAATGTATCAACTTTCAACTAGAATTGGAATTGACAGCGTTTGATTTACATTTGCTAGACGTAAATATAAAAAGTATTCGTTTGGGAGACTGGATTAGAGTTGTTAGTAAGCCACATGATTTGGATAGGCTGTTTCTGGTGAGTAAAATTGATATGGATATTATTAATCCTGAGCAGAGCAAAATTTATCTTGGTGGCGTAACCGAAGCTTTCACATCAAATACCGTACGTACAAAAAAGGAAATCTCCGATGCTGTGCAAAAAGTTGCAACAAGCTCTTTTAAAGAGATTAATGACAAAGTAGAAAATGCCACAAATTTAATGACAGGTGCAAACGGCGGTTACCTATATATAAAGCGTAATAATGAAGGGAATCCGGAAGAGCTTTTTATGTTGGATCGACCAGTTTTGGAAGAAGCGAGAAATATCATCAGGCTGAATAAAAATGGATTGGGATTTTCTACGACAGGTGTGGCTGGACCGTACCGTAATGCATGGACAATCGACGGAAACCTTATTGCAGATTTTATCACTAGTGGAGAAATGCTCTGTGATCGTATTAGGGGCGGGTCGTTGACTCTTGGTGGTGGTAATGGTGCGAATGGGATGCTGCGTGTTTTGAATTCGAGTGGAGCCGAGATTGGGCGCTGGGATAGAGAGGGTATTAACATCTTGAGCGGTAGAATATTAGCTAACCTTATTAAGGGTGGAACACTCACTCTTGGCGGAAATAATAACGTTAATGGGATGTTGAGTATCTTAGATGCAAGTGGAGCTGAGGTTGGGTGCTGGGATAGGGATGGTATTAACATAGACAAAGGAAAAGTATCCGCCAATTTGATTACAAGTGGAACTATGTCATGTGACCGTCTTAAAGGTGGCTCATTAGCTTTAGGGGTAGTTGATGGCTCTGAGGGTTCGTTAAGTGTAACTATACCTATTACCAAAGAAGAGCCGTGGACTATTTTCGCAGCTAATAAAAATGGTGTTGGTATTGGTGGGGACTATATCCGCTATGACCCACATGATGCTGCTGTTCCGTTGTCAGTTGGTGGCTTTTGTGTAATAGAAAGAAACAATGTAGCGGGATATGGCTCCTATAACTATTGGGAAACTATAAGACTAGACCAAAATTTTACAAACGGTTTGTCGACAGGGGGACCATGGGCTTTTTGGGCTGGGTGGGACGTTAGAACAGAAGGAAAAGACCCCGCAGATTATAAGTTTGTTGTCTTTGAGGATGGCAGATGTAAAGCTATGTCTTGGATAACAGGCTCTAAAGCAGAGGACAAAGAGAATATTAAGAAGTTTGTAAAGCCTGCTCTTGAGATTGTAAAGGATTGTGAAGTGCATGAATACGATTTGAAAAAAGGTGGGGCACACCGCATCGGTTTTGTAATCGGTGAAGATTATCAAGTTTCACCTGAAATCCTAGATGGGGATAAATCGGGGATAGAAATGTATTCGGCTTTAGCAGTTGCATATAAAGCAATACAAGAATTGGAAGAAAAAATTTTATTATTAGAAGAAAAGGTAAAGGAAGGTATTAAAAATGGCTGATATAAGTAGAGAGCTAAAGACATGGAAAGAAGCTATACATGGTGAGGATGTCCGCGATGCACAGATAGGACTATCGAATAAGTTGAATACAGAGGTAGAGAAAGGAACAACTAAAATAGCTTCTTATGAGGCGTCAGAGGGACAGAGAATACACAACGAAAATGCAAGAGTACAAGCAGAGCAAGAAAGACAACAAGCAACGAATCAAGCTGTTAATAGAGCGAATGATGCGTCAGCAAATGCGGAGGTGGCTTATGATAGGTTGAAGGATACGGATGTATCGCATCTAGTGGATGATATCGATAATATAAATGCAGATTTGACAAAGACAGTAAAGATATTCGATCATGAAGCTTTAAAAACAGTGTTTAACTTTGATAACCCTCATACTCCAGCAGGAATACATAGACTGGCAGGTAGCAATACTTTTACGAATGCCCCGAGTGGAGTTGATGTGGGATGGGCGAATGTGTTAGTTATTCGTGTACCTGGAGGTGTTTTATCGATGCAGATATTCCCACATAGCGCGAATAGTATTTATCTTCGCAGTAGTACGATTACAAACTGGACGAGTAAAGGTTGGGCTAAGGTAGTGACAGAACAAGGTGCAAATACTTTCACAGGACGGCAAATAATGAAAGGTTCTGTGGGAGTAAATGCAAATTCATGGTCGGATTCAAGCTTGCTTATTCAAGCACCTTATAATGAAAATAGCAAGGTTCGTGCAGGTTTTGCCTTTGACAATACAGGGAACAATGCAGCATATTTGTATTTTGATATAACAGGGCAACTAAAGCTAGTGGATAATGCTGGCAATTTATTCGAGATACAAATGACTAAGATTAATTAGAGGAGAATGAATGGAAAAATTATTCAATACAGTAAGTATCATGCTCGCACTAATTGGCGGAATAGGGGCTAAATTCTTAGGTGGAGGAGACATGTTATTAAAAGTATTATTAACACTTATAGTAATTGATTATTTGACAGGCATGGCAAAAGCAATAATTACGAAAACGGTAAGCAGTAAAGTGGGCTTTATCGGATTGTTTAAAAAGGTTCTTATTATTGTTGTTATCGGGGTGGCTGTAACAATTAGTAGGGTAATAGGTGATACTGTACCAATTAGGGAAATAGTAATTATGTTTTATATCGCCAATGAAGGAATTAGCTTTTTAGAAAATGCAAGTGAGTTTATTCCGTTACCCAAGCGCTTAAAGGAAGTGTTCATACAAATAAGAGGGAAAAATACAAGGGAAATAGTAGAAAATAAGTGATTAGAGTAAAGGGGGATAGATAATGGCAAGCCTTGATGGATTACTAGCGAAGCTTAAGGCAGAAGACGGCTATCAAGAGAAAGCATCTAACAGCAATCTTGATAGCAAGAATGGCAACGCTGGGTACAACAATTATACTAAGTACTCACGAGATATAAATAAAGTGGGATTGATGGGATGTCAAGGGCAAGCTTGGTGCGGAACGTTTCAGTTTTGGAGTGAGTACACAGTGTTTGGGCTTGCTAAGGCGCTAGAGAACTTCTGTATGACTAAAAATACTTATGTTGCGTACAATGTCTTTAGCACCAGAGAAGCGTTTCGAAAAAAAGACAAGTATGTAAAGGTTCCCAAGGTGGGATATCTCGTGATATTTAAGCAGTCACATATCGGGCGGGTGCTGGCTGTTACTTCCACACATATAACCGTAATGGAAGGTAATACATCAGCAAAGTATGGTGATAGAAACGGTGGCACGGTTAAGTCTAAGACATATAACCGAAGCGACAGCATAATTGATGGATATTGCGCAATCGAATACAGTCAAGCGGAAGTAACCCCTAAGACAGGTTGGCTTAAAGAACCTATTGGCTGGTGGTATCGTAATGTTGATGGGAGTTGGGCAGCGAGTAAATGGCAATACATTAATGCTAGGTGGTACTATTTTGATTCAAATGGTTATGCTGTAACGGGTTGGATTAGGTTAAGTGGCAAATGGTATTATTTAAACAAAGCAGGTGAAGGCACAGAATGTGCTATGGTAACAGGTTGGCGAGAGATTAACGACAAATGGTATTACTTTGATCCTAGTAGCGGTGCAATGGTTACTAGTCAATGGGTTGACAAGTGGTATGTTGGTGTTGATGGTGATTGGATAGTGGATTATAAAAGCTGA